ATGCTGCGTTATATGCAAGAAGAACTTCTTGTCCATACACTTTAAGCAGTGAAGCTGATAAAGACGTTGCTGATACATCTGCCATAATAAACCTCCATAGGTTAGACAGTAAAGCCCGATCTAGGGCTGAAAGTGAGTTTAGTTTTACCTAACTCGTTAGAAAAAAATAAATGAACACACTCTCGAAGTTGTCTCAACACGCTCACAGTCGTAACTGCTTGAGGGAGGCTTGCATTAAGGTTCATTGATTTATAGTTTTGATTTTTGTGCTTTACGAGCAACTGCTGCTCGATAAGCTGGATCTTTTTTGTAACGAGGATCAGACATATCTTGCACCATCTGTGCGTGTGATTCATAGCCACCCTCTGTTTGAGCAATCGCATCAGCTTTAATTAGATTTGATTGCCTTGATTTGGTTTCTGCTCCCATTCGAGCATTTAAGTTTTTAATTGCAAAACGCATTTCGTCTGGAGTTCCGTTTTGCATAATGTTGTCATAAGTATCTATTTCACTTTCTGACAAGTTCTTTCCAGCCCATTCAGTCAAAGCACTGTAGTCTTCAACTTCGGCTGTTAGTTGTTTCATTTCGTTAGTAGCTTTGTAGTTCTCTAACTCTTGAACGCGATCTACTAATTCTTTAGGAACGCCAGCTTCTTCAAACTTAGAATAAATTTCGTCGTTTATTTCCCCAGCTTCTTGCAAAGCCTGATAAGCCTCAGTAACACCTGTTCTCGTAGTGTTATCTTCGGTATTGGTGTTTTCCTCACTAGGCTCGGCATTGTCCTCTTTATTGTTATCTTCGCTAACTTCGTCGCTAGGTAGTTTTGGAGCTTCAACATTGTTATCTTGAATTTGATTGTTGCTCGGTTCATGAAATTTTTTCTCCAATTCTTGATATGCTTTTTGCAAATCTTCCTGACTGTCAAACTTGCCTAATATTTTTTGAGGTTGTTCAGTAGCTTCTTTATCAGCAAGAATCTTTAAATCTTTCTCGCTAAATGCAGTTGTTACTGGATTAGTAGGTATTGTAACGACGTTTGGGTCTTCTGGTAAATCAGTCATTTTCTTGTGCTTGTGCTTGTTGTAGTAATTGAGGTGCAACTTTTTCTAACATCTTGCCTTGTTGCTGTTGTTGCATCATGGCTTGTTGTTGTTCCATTTGTTGCTGTTGAGCCATCATAGCTTGTTGTTGCTCCTGTTGGAGTTGCTCATCAGATTTCAATATGTTTTTGTCTACACCAATAGCGCGAACTAATGAGTTCATTAAAGCTCGTTGATCCACTACCTGACCATAAGCTTCTGGACTCATTTGACTTGCCATTGTTACAAACTGTTGTAGCCTCTCAAGGTCGCTAGTTCTGCCAAGTGCTGTTACACCTGTGCTGATAATTAGCTTAACTTCCTTCGGTATCTCAGGAATCTTTTTATCTTGAGCAAGACGATCGATAATAATATTTACAAGTGGTCTAGTAAACTCACTAGACAACATTGCATAAGTACCAGCCAATACTTTTTCTAGGCTGTTAATAAGAGCTGTAATCTCTGTAGCTGTTGTTCTTCCGCCAGCTGGTAAAGCATTATCTAATAGGTTAAATGCAAACGATACTCTCTTCTCTATGTTTTGAGCTGCTTGAAAAGCTACTGACATATCAGCACCTTTGTTAGCTTGAAGAGTTGTAACGTCAGAAGCGACACCATTGATAACATCACCATTTTCCGCTTGTGCAATATTTCTAGCACGAGTCGTACTTGCTGGATTCACCATAAATACAACTTTGGCTGATATTGCTGCTGCCTCTACCATGGCTCTAGTTAAGCCTTCAAGTGATCTTAAATCGCCAAAATGTTGCTCACAATAACTGCGACCATAAGACTCACCAGTAACAGAAGTCATACGCAATGCTAAGAAAGGTAGCTTGTCTAAAGGAACGTATTCCTTTGTATCAGGCAACACTTTGCCATTCACCTCTTGGTAAATGTAGTATTCGTTGTCATCTGTTAAATGTACACAAGTGTAAAGGTCAATGTTTTTGTCATTGTCTGAATGACCTTCTCCGCTAGGTAAATCAATTTCTATATCTAAGTTCTCGGCAACTGTCTTAGATATTTGTTCTTTAATAATTAAATCTGTAAGATTGCCTTCTATATCGCGATGGCAAACATAATCTTCAAGAGAGTAGCACCTAACATTGCCATCTGGCTGTACATAAAGAGCAGCGGTGCCAGCAATAATTAGATTCTTTAAGGCTTCAAATATTGTAGGACGAAGATTCTTGTCCTCAATTTCTTCAAAAACAGTCTGCTCGATTACAGATAAAGACTGATCGACTTCTGATTTAATTTGCTCTGCCTGATCCCCAAACTGCTCAAAAGCATTGTCGCTTACTAACAGCCTAAAAAACTTTAGGTTAGTAGGAAACAAAGACAGCATTAAATTTGCTGCCAAATTATTAACGCCTCTTGCTCCTAAGCTAGAGAATGGTTGCTCAAAAGATATGTCGCTAGTGTCCTTATTGTGGTACTCATCTCTAATAACCAAAGGAAGCGTTAGCTCAGAGCAACGCCTAGCTCGAAGAAGAAAGTTCTCTCTCTCATCTTTTAATTGTTCGTAACGCTTCTTGCCCATGTTTATTAGTAACTAACTCCAGAGTCTCCGCCACCGCCTATGGTGAATTGTTGGCGTATACCTCTTCTTGGTGCATCTGCTTTTGCAAATGGACTTGTAGTTTGTGCCATTTCTTTTCGCTTTGCTTCTTGCTGACGAATCATAAGGTTTTTAGCTTCTTGTTCCTTAGAACGTTTTTCAGCTTTAAGAGCTTCACGTTCTTGAGTTTCTCTTTGGATTTTTCCAGAAACTGCTGATTTTCTTACGCCTTCTCCGCCAAGAAGTAAAGAACCTATGCCTAATTTTGTTGCTGCTTCGGCTGCTAAAAATGCTTCTACTGCTCCAGTCATAATTATCTCTTTTGTGTTAAATGTAATTGTTTAAGGGTATTGACAATCTCTCGTTTGCCAGAATAAAACATGATTTCCTCCACGCTGTCTGTAGGCTTATGATCTCTAGGTGGTATTATTTTCTGTAAATATTCCACTAATGCCTTACTGACTACAGGCGTTTTCTCTTCTTCAAAGTTATCTGGATTCATGTTGATGCTCATTGTAAGCATTTTAATAAGCGATTTTTGCGAAGCGAAAAGCGTTTTTTAAAAGGCTTATATAAGAAGCCAATTTATAGTAAGCATTTTTGAGGACGGAATTTATTCCGTTCTTAAAAGTGTGCGCTATAGGCGCTAATGGTATAACTTGAGAATTCGTTGTCAAGAACTATTTCCAGTATATTTTTATAACATTTTTCTTGACTTGTTATATATCGCTCTAATAAGCTTTAGTTTCAGCCGATTAGCAGATTGCCTATCGGATTAACAATTTTCAATTTTAGGAAAAAAACAAATGGCTTCAGTAGCAGAAAACAATATTTTCGCTCTTGCACAGAAATATAATCTGGAGCAAGGGAAGTTCGCTGACTTTTATCAGCTTCACAATAATTGGTGTCTTACCAAGCATGGTGCGACCAAAATCAGACACGCAGAGGGGATTTCTTATGACGTAATGCAGTCTGATAAAACAAATGTGTCTTATGTGATATTTATGGAGTTCACTAATAAGGACGGCAAAACTGTGCAGGAGATTGGATCGTGCCGATTTGATGGCACTAAGAATACTCCAGAGCGTAGCCACGCCCCAGAGATGGCATTTAAGAGATGCCTAGTTCGCGGAACAATAGCTATTCTTGGAGAGGCAGCTCAAGGTGTTTACGGAGATGAGGAGTTTGATACCGACTTTAAGAAGAACGGAAACGCTCAACCAGCACCGCAACCAACTCCACAGCCCGTAGCTCAACCGACGCAAAACCCTACTGTGCAAGAACTTAACGCTATTGCTCAAGGGCAATCAGCACCTCAGCCAGCTACTAACCCTGACAAGACTATTGACCATAGCCAAGATCCTCGCCTAGCTAGAGCTAGACAAGCAGAGGGGTGGAGAGAAGAGTACCTTACTTTGCCACAAGAGTGGACTCAGCAGATTGACAGGCTGCAACAAGTAGCCGATATTCAGCCTAGAGATAGGTGGGAAAGGCTTATTGTAGACCACCTAAGGAAGTTCTTAAAGAAAGATGGCGAGTATAAGCAACCAACGACCGACTACTTCAATGGCAGTTATGGTGGATATAAGGATTTTTCAGACCTAGTTTTCAATATAAACGACTTTCAGGGAAACAATAAATCTTTGGGGTTTGCAGCCTTACAGGCTAAAGATGAATTAAAAATAATCGTTGATGCTGTGATTTCAACTGGGCAGTTTGTTCTTGAAGTTCCTGATGCGAGCAAGACTAATCTTGTACAACACGTTATCACCAAGAGAGATCCAAACGCTCCGATCGGTGAAGCTACTCAGCAAATCATTGAGGAGAACAAGGACGAGATAGCGCAAGCTAGTCCTGAAACGCGGTTTGACGATGTTCCTCCCAAGCACGTTGATGCTAATGGGAATATGC